GAAAATCAGTATAATACAATGTTCGGATCAGGCATCCAGATTGCATCAACAATTCCAAAATATTAAATGAGCAACTTTTACACAAACGTAATCAGTATTGGCAACAATATTCTTTATCGTGGTGTAGAAAACGGGCGGCGAGTAAAGATGAAAATTGCTTACTCGCCGTCACTGTTTTTGACTACCAATAAACAAACACAATGGAAGAATCTTCAAGGTGAGTACCTTGATGAAATCAAGCCTGGGTCCATTCGTGAGTGCCGAGATTTCATCGAAAAGTATGACGGTGTTCAGAACTTCAAGATTTTTGGCATGACCAAGTATGAGTACGCATTTATTGCGGACGAACATAAGGGTATGGTCGATTGGAAGCAAGAAAACATTGCTATTGATATCATCGATATTGAAGTTGGCTCAGAGAATGGTTTTCCTGATCCATATAAAGCCAATGAGCCTATCACTGCTATCGCAGTGAAGCGAATCGGTGGGCACATGAAAGTGTATGGTTGCGGTAATTTCAACAACTATAATGATAACGTCACATATCTAAAGTGTCGTGATGAATATGATTTGTGTAAGAGATTCGTTGAAGATTGGTTTCATGACTGCCCAGATATCATAACTGGTTGGAACACCAAGTTCTTTGATATTCCATATCTGTACAACCGATTCATGAAGATTCTTGGTGAAGAGCAAACCAAGCGCCTTTCACCATGGAACATGATTCATGAGCGTAAGGCTGTTGTGAATGGTCGTGATATGACCGCGTATGAAATCAAAGGTGTTGCATCGCTGGACTACATTGAATTGTACAAATGGTTTGCGCCAGGCGGTAAGTCACAAGAGTCATATCGTCTAGACAACATCGCCAACGTTGAGTTGGGTAAGAGCAAGCTGTCATATGATGAATTTGACAGTCTGCACCAACTGTATAAGATGAACTATCAAAAGTTCATTGAATACAACATCGTTGACGTTTTGCTGATTGAAGAGCTTGAAGACAAGTTGAAGTTGCTGGAGTTGTCGCTGACTCTTGCGTTTGATACCAAGTCTAATTTTGAAGATGTATTCACACAGACTCGCATGTGGGATGCAATCATGCACAACTATCTACTGGAACGCAATATCATTGTTCCTCCTAAAGGTAGCACTAAGAAAGATGGTGCTTTTGAGGGTGCATATGTCAAAGAACCACAGATTGGCCTACATAAGTGGGTCGCATCTTTTGACTTGAATTCGCTGTACCCGCATTTGATGATGCAATACAACATCTCGCCAGAAACTCTGATTGATCCAAAAGATTATACTCCTGCTATGCGCAAGATTTTATCTTCCAGTGTTGACGTTGAACGCCTGTTGAATCAGGAGATTGATTTCGCTGATCTTGATAATGCTACATTGACGCCGAATGCACAATTCTTTCGCACAGATATCCAAGGCTTTGTGCCTAAGATGCTTGAGGACATGTACAATGATCGTAAGAAATTCAAGAAGATGATGTTGGGTGCGCAACAGGAATACGAGAATGAAAAAGATCCTGTTAAACGCACAGAATTGGAAAATAAAATTGCTAGATATAATAATCTGCAACTTGCTAAGAAAGTTTCATTGAACTCTGCATATGGTGCTATGGGTTCACAGTACTTCCGTTTTTATGACTTGAGAATTGCGTTAGCCGTTACTCTTGCTGGTCAGTTGTCGATTCGCTGGATTGAAAATAAACTCAATGGCTACATGAATAGCCTACTGAAAACGAATGGAACTGATTATGTTATTGCATCGGATACGGACTCGATATATCTCAGGCTTAATGAGCTTGTTACAAAGGTGTATGGTGCGCCAGATAAACTATCGCTACCTCCAGCAAAAGTCATCGAATTCATGGACCGTGTATGTGAAGATAAAATTCAACCGTTTATTGATAAGTCTTATCTTGACCTTGCTACGTATGTAAAAGCATTTGCACAGAAGATGCAAATGAAGCGTGAAGGCTTGTCTGATAAAGGTATCTGGACTGCTAAGAAGCGATATATTCTGAACGTGTACAACAACGAAGGTGTCCAGTATGCTGAACCACATATGAAAGTTATGGGTTTGGAAATGGTCAAGTCATCAACTCCATCAGCTATCCGTGAAAAGATGAAGCAAACGATCAAGTTGATTGTTACCACTGATGAAGATACTGTGCAGAAATTCATTGAGGAATTCCGAAATGAGTTTGGTCAATTACCGCCTGAAGAGATATCATTTCCTCGTTCTGTGAATGGTCTAAACACATACTCAGACAGTAGCCAGATATATACTAAGGGTACACCAATTCATGTCAAGGGTGCGCTACTCTACAATTACCTTTTGAAAAAGCATGATCTGACCAAAAAGTATCAGGTAATTCAAGAAGGTGAAAAGCTGAAATTTACATATCTACGTCAGCCGAACCCAATCAACGATACGGTAATCTCTTATCCATCTAGACTGCCTACTGAGTTTAGACTTGACAACTACGTAGATTATGATGTACAATTCCAGAAAGCATATTTGGATCCAATTAAAATCATTCTTGATTGCATTGATTGGAAGCCAGAGAAAACAAATTCACTTGAGAGCTTCTTTGGCTGATGTGCTGACAATAAATAATGATAAGAGGGATAGTTTCCCTCTATAAAATAATCAACAATATAACAAACGAAACGGAGTAAATATGAGTTTGCTTGAGAAAATGAAAAAAATCAATTCGTTGAAAAATACGGAACTGCTAAGTGAGTCTTCTTTTTTCAATAAAAAAGAATGTGTCGCAACAAGTGTTCCCATTATCAACATCGCACTATCTTCTGAAGTTGACGGTGGTCTAAGTTCTGGTCTAACTTTTTTAGCTGGTCCATCTCGTCACTTCAAGTCGCTTTTGGGATTAGTGATGGTAAAAGCATATATGGATCATCACAAGGATTCTATATGTTTATTTTATGATTCTGAGTTCGGAATCACACCAGAATATATCAAAACCAATGGTATAGACACTGAACGGGTGTTACATATACCAATTGAACACCTTGAACACCTGAAGTTTGATTTATCAAAGCGACTTGAAGCACTTGAGCGGGGCGATAAAGTTGTTATCTTTATAGATTCTGTTGGTAACCTGGCATCCAAAAAAGAGGTTGAAGATGCTCTTGATGGTAAATCAGTGGCTGACATGACTCGGGCCCGTGTGATGAAATCATTATGGAGAATTGTTACTCCGCATCTGACAACTAAAGACATTCCTTGTATTGCTGTAAATCACACATACCAAACTATGGAATTGTATTCCAAATCTGTTATGAGTGGTGGCACTGGTGGAATGTATTCCGCTAATCAGGTATTCATTATCGGTAAAGCGCAAGAGAAAGAAGGATCAGATTTGGTAGGATATAATTTTACTATCAACATTGAAAAGTCTAGATTCGTCCGTGAAAAATCTAAATTTCCTTTCTTAGTCACTTTTGAGGGTGGTATTCAGAAATATTCAGGCTTGATGGATATTGCACTTGAAGGTAACTTTGTGCAGAAGCCAAGCAATGGATGGTATGCAAAGGTTGACCAAGAGACTGGTGAATTAGGTGATAAAAAGCGTTTGGCAGACACGGATAATGCAGAGTATTGGGAACCACTGTTAGCTGATGCTAAATTCAAAGATTATGTGAAAGGTAAATATGGGATTGCTTACGGAAGCCTTTTGGCAGAAACTCCTGTTCTGGAGAGCGCCGAAGTCAATTGAGGTCGGGAAGGACTTTTCCTTCCACGACTTTGAAGATAGTGATTTGACTGGTATCCTCATACTCCGACCAGAGTATGAGGGTGTCATTTATTATTATACTAATGCCAGCATAGAAGAAGTTGGCATGGGCGCAAGACTCAAGTTTGGTTATCAAGTTGTCAAACCTGGTAATCACAACAAAAAAGACTTAGAAAATAGTGAGGAATTTGTTACAATGATAGGTGACATCCTCTCTCAAATTATTTTAACGGAAACACAAATTGAATCGCCTAGAAAAATCTATTCTGAAGAGTCTGATTTATAATG